TGCCATGTGTGTGATGCTACTAGCGCCCTTGCTTCGCTGCGGTTGCTTTCGTGTGTGTGCTGGTCTCGGGTGTTTGTGCCCCCCACATTTCACAGCTGTGCGCTGTTGGCTGCCGGACTGTTTAGGGTGGACACCAATCGCCTTTTATGTAGTTAGGGAACTCTGAACAGTGGCTAATACCAGCATCACTTCATTTGAGTCATCTCATGAGGCTGGGCGCACTGCACTACCCCTGTCCCCAGGTGTTAATTCCTGCACAGTTCAATCCCGTACGAGGCCATGGTCGTATTTAGTTGTAGTTAGTTACTTGCGTAAGCCTTGAATGATGGCGATGCCCAGCGACAGTAGCAGGACATACCACGCCACGATCAGCATAAGCGCCCAAAGTCATCACGGCTGGGGTCAATGATGTGCTCAAACTTGTGCATTTCATGTAGCACGAGCCATACCTGTTCTTGTATTTTTTCTGGCACATTTGGGTTGGCTTCCAAATAGTCGTTCCACCACCACATAAATTGCAATGATTGACGTCTTATTTCTTCTGCTTGTTCTGCCCAAACTTGCATCATAATTTGAGTATCGCTCAGCATGATGCCAGCCTGTGTTCAATCTCCTGCAGCTGCTCGGGTCGCCAGATGTAGCACTCTGCATGAGGGTGCAGGATAGTTAGCCAATGCTCTTGGGCTATCGAGGTCTTGCCCTTAGTGGTTTTAAGTTCTGCAAAGATAAGGCCTTTAATCTTGTGGGCTAGTACTAGATCCGGGAAGCCTGCAGCGCCTGTGGTGATGTATCGCCCGGTGCGTGTCATGCTTGGCTGTGCATGGTGGCAATCCCAGCCGTGTATGTAAGCCAGGGCTTTTACTTGCTGTAGAAATGATGCCTCAGAAATTGGTGTCATTTTTTGTCTTTGCCAAGCATGAAGCCACACATGAACACTGCCGAAAGCATGATGACCAGGCTAAATAGGTCAAGCATCAGAATGGTTCTTCTGGGGTGTCGTAGCTAGGCGCTGGGGTTTCCCCACTTTTAAGTGTGTCAATGTAGGCGCTTGCTTCGCGCTTAGTCATGGCCTGCAAATTGGCTGGCGGTACCTTGCCCATGGACTTACACACGGCCCTAATCATGTTCTGCTGTTTATCGCTGGCTAAGTTGCTGTTCTCAGTAATTTGCGTGTCACCGGACATCCTGACAACCTTTTGCATTTCCTCACGGCTTGGGCGCTTAGTAAAGTCCGAGCCTGATAATCCAGCATTAGCAAGTGCACGACCTACCGCGCCAGTCTCACAATTCTCAAGATGACTGGTCTTGTTCACGTTGCCTTGGCCGCGTATTTCTTCTGCCCAGCCAGTGGCAATAATTTCACCATCTAGCCACAGCTCGCACTTGAATACGGCAATGTCAGATAGGTAGTGCACTAGATCAGTAATGACCCGGGCATCTGGGTGTGCCTTGAGGAAGCGGTCTAAACGGCTGGCTACTGGTTCGTAATCGTCAAGGTTAAAGGCCACGGGCATAATCCTTTTCTAACTGGTTCAACATTGAGCGGACATATTCCAGTTTCTTTTGAAGTTCGGCTATTTCTTGTTCCTTGGCGTAAAGCAAATCAGCCACATCATCATTGTGTGTGTAGTCGCTCATTACCAACCCCCAAGGATTCTGCGTATTGCTGCAACGTCAGCAGTGTCTACATACAGCGTGACTGATGTGACCCCTAGGTGAATTTGAATTGTTGAGAAGTTGTCGTGGTCACGCACTCTGCACTCGACATTGTCTCGGGTGACATTGTGAATGTCAATGCTGCCTACTCTTGGTGGCTCACTCATCGTCAGCCAACTTAACTGTGCTCAAATAGTTAAAGCCTTTAGATGGGCCACTGGTGTTAAGCGATGGATGCCAAGAGTCGCGCACCTTTTCAGCCAGTGTCGGTATTGCGTGCAACGCGCCCACGGCTTCTAGGACAAGGCTCGACTCTTTAAACCGTAGTTCGAGCGCCAAATTGTGGCTGAGGTTAGTTAGTTTGGCGATGAGTTCGCCCAGTGATGTTTCCATTGTTTTCCTTTGTTTAGCAGTTGCGTTTCCATCTTTGCACATCCTTGTGACGGGATTGGCAGATGAACTTTTGTAGGTGTTTTTGTCCTTTAAGACAGCCCCAGCCCCACGGCCCGACGCGCCACACCTTACGGCCTGAGCGTTCAATGTGGCTCTTAAAAGCAATGGCATCAGCAACCTTGACTTGCTCGATGGGGCTAAGCCCTTTAGCTGAGTTGTAATTTGACCATGTGCGGAAAGTCTGCCGGTGAATACCTAGCCCACCTGTGTAGGACTTGGTGCTGTGTTGCCAGTTGCCACCAGTTTCGCATTGGGCTAACTGATCGTAGTAAGCGTCAGGCAATACGCCTTTGTATTTGGCGTGGGCGTTGTTAGCTGCACTTGCGTGCGCTGGGGTGGATAGGGCGAGGATTAGCGATAGTGCCATAAGTTTCTTAATCAAATCTCTGAACTTCTATTGGCGGCCCCCATGAATGCCAAGACTCTGCACGTTGGCAGACTTGGGTATAAACAATCAGGCCTGTGGACAAGTCTGTAAAGACCTGCACCATGGTTTTCTTATCTTTAGACCTTAGGGCGATATAGCCCCATGTGGGAATCATGGTCTGTTGGCCATCATTTTAAGCCAAAGCCAGCAAGAGACCCAGCCCATTATGAAACTGTAGATAAATTGGGTGTCGGTCATGCCCAGCCCCTAACCATGTCCATACCCTTTTGGGTGATGCCACACACAATGCCCTGAGAGCCACTTGTAAGCGCTCTACGGATGCCTAAGTCTTGGATTAGTCCAATGGTGCGCAAGTCACTGCAGCGCTTCCAGTAGCCCTTTATTTCATGTCCAGCCAACGCTGATCGAGCGCCTGCTTCCTCATCAGTCAGGCCGAGAGTTGCGTAGTAATACTGTTCCAGCAGTAACGCTCGATGGGTTCCCACCCGTATCGGGCTAATTTGCCGTGACGTTTCGGGGTCTGTTGCCCGGAATAGTGGTAGGTCGGTGTATGTCATGTTTCCTCTGACTTTCTGCTATTTGAGTAGCGGTGGTTACTTTACACAATTTAGAAAGTCGGTGGTGGATACCCAATGGAAACAAAGTACCCACCACCTAGTCCCAGCACTGCTCAAACAGTGTCTGGGAATCCTTTATGGCTTAGGCAGTGCGCGCCATGCAGCCTCTAGGGCTACGCCATCCTCGGCGTGGCCACCATTTGATTGTGGCGCAAGTTCTACATGAATCCAGCGGCCGTTTTTAGAACCACCATTGTCGGTATCAGTCCACTTTTTCCAGCCTGGCTTGCCGTTTCTGTTACATCTCCAGCCTTGCCACGTGCCGTTAATTAGGCCGCCGTAGTCGTGTACTTCTTCTATGCCTAGCTCTTTGTAATACTTGACAAACCACAGCATTGCTTGCACAGCTGCAGCGCGCCCCTCTTTTGTGTCAGAAAAGCCAATATCTGCACCCCTACCGGTACTGTGCACACTCATGCCCTGACCCGATCGCATCTGCCTCACCACAAGCGTCCCTAGGTTTGTAAAGCCCCATCTACGAGAACAGAGGTCAACAAACTTTTCGGTGCCTGCCATTTTGGCTGTGGCTGTTTTGTCGTACCCGGTGTATTTCATGGCGCTGGTGGCTCTTTAGGGCCATTCTTCAAACCATTACCAGCAAGGACGCCCAAGAGCCCGCCAGTAAGGGTGGCAAGCATTGGCGAAAGTACAGACCATGCCGCATCATCATTGGGGCTGACTTCGAGAGGCTGGGTCACAAATAGCAAGCCGTAAAGCAAAGCCAAGATGGAAGCAAGAAAAGCAAGTGTTAAACCAATGGCTACGACAAAGATAAGTCGTGCTTTGATTTCTTCGTTTGTGTGTCTGTTGTCTGGTTTCATACGCACTTTCCGCCTGTCCCGTATGCCGGGGCTGGTGTTGTTGGGGTGATTGTTTCGGTTACTCCGCGTAGGGCTTTGTTTTTGGTTGGTGGGCAGTTGAGGCGTTCACGGTCTGCACAACTTGTGAGGGCTATAAGGGTGGCGCTAATCAGCAGTAGGCGTTTCATT